TAGATGTTGCGGCTATTAGCATTAATCATTGTGAAGTTGACGAAAACGGTCGGTTTGTTAAAACCATAAATTCACAGCTAAATACTTGTTTGAATCTTGAAGCAAATCTCGATCAAACTGGTAGAGCGTTTATGCAAGATGTTGTAATGTCTATGCTCGATGAAGGTAGCGTTGCTATCGTACCGGTAGAAACCACATTGAATCCAAAAGATACTAGTTCATATGATATATCATCAATGAGAACCGGTAAAATTCTCGAATGGTATCCACAGCATGTAAAAGTCAGACTATATAATGATAGAACTGGTCTACAGGAGGATCTTGTGTTGCCGAAAAAAACAGTGGCAATTATCGAGAACCCTTTGTTTGCTGTAATTAATGAACCAAACTCTACTATGCAACGTCTGATGAGGAAATTAGCTTTATTGGATAGAGTGGATGAACAAGCTAGTTCTGGAAAATTGGATATGATTATTCAATTACCATATACTGTTAAATCGGAAGCTCGTAAAACTCAGGCTCGTGAGAAGGTTGAAGATATAAGAAAACAATTAACTGATAGTACATATGGGATTGCGTATATTGATGCTACAGAAAAGATTACTCAGCTAAACCGCCCACTGGAAAATAATCTCTTAAAACAAATCGAATATCTGACGGACTTATTATATAGTCAAATAGGTATTACAAAGAGCATATTGGACGGTACCGCAGATGAACAGACACAGCTTAATTATCAATCTAGCACGGTCGAACCAATCGTTTCGGCTATTGTTGACGAGATGAAACGAAAATTCTTATCGAAAACGGCTAGATCGCAGAATAAGACTATCATGTTCTTCAAAGATCCATTCAAACTTGTTCCGGTTAACAATATTGCCGATATTGCCGATAAGTTTACAAGAAATGAGATTCTCACAAGTAACGAGATTCGTCAGATTATTGGATTTAAGCCGTCTAGCGATCCGAAAGCAGACGAACTTAGAAATAGTAACTTGAATCATCCGGACGAAGGCGATAATAAAAAATCCGCCGGTTCAGATAACCAAAGTTCAAAGGATGATATTCCAATTTCGGAATTATCATAAGTATTGAAATAAACCGAAGGAGGTAAAAATCAAAATGGCAAAAACTTACGACTTTAGCGGTTGGGCTACGCGTAACGATTTGCTGTGTGGAGATGGACGGACCATTCGAAAGAATGCTTTCAAAGACAACGATGGCGCAACTGTACCATTGATTTGGAATCATGACCATAACAATCCAGACGCAGTAATCGGACATGCGTTACTCGAAAACCGCGATGACGGTGTTTATGCTTATTGTACACTTAACGAGACTGAAAATGGTCAACTTGCTAAAGAGTTAGTACAACATGGCGATGTTCGTTCACTCTCGATTTGGGCAAATAGGCTTAAACAAATTGGAAACGATGTTATTCATGGAATGATTCGTGAGCTTAGCTTGGTGTTGGCTGGAGCTAACCCTGGAGCTACGATTGATTTCGTGATGGCACATAATGACGATGAAGACGGCGCTGAATTATATGCAAATTATGATGAAAACGCGATTGTGCTTTATCATTCAGCAGAAGAAAATACTCAGAAAGGAGAAGAAGAAGTGGCTGAAGAAATCAAGAAAACAGAATCTACAGAATCCAACGAAAAGACTGTTAAGGACATATTTGACGATTTCAATGAAGATCAAAGGAAAGCTGTATTCTTCATGATTAGCGAAGCCGTTAAAGACGCGCTTAATAAAAAGTCAGAAGATTCTGAAGAAGAAGTCAAACATTCCGACGAAGAAATTGATAAAGAAGAGTTGGAAGAAGACGAAACAATTGAAGACGAAACAATTGAAGACGAAGAAAACGACGACGAAGAAGAAGTCGAACACTCAGATTTAGGAGGAGAAGAAACTATGAAAACAAATGTATTTGACGCTGAAACAAAAAAGACAAACGAAGTTCTTTCACACAGTGAAATGAATGAAATTTTGGAAGATGCAAAACGTTGCGGATCTCTTAAGGAAGCCATAATCTCTCATGGTATCCAAGATATCGAAGTTATGTTCCCGGATGCTAAAGTTCTGGAGAATGAACCAGGATTTATCAAACGTAATGATGACTGGGTAGCTAAAGTACTTGGCGGAGTTCATCACTCACCATTCTCTCGTATCAAAACCGTATTTGCTGATATTACAGCAGCACAGGCTAGAGCGAAAGGTTACCAGAAAGGTAAATTGAAAATCGAAGAAGTATTCAAGCTGTTGAAACGTGTAACAAACCCGACAACTGTTTACAAGAAACAAGCATTGGATCGTGATGACATTCTTGATGTTAACTTCAACGTATTACCATGGTTGAAGGGTGAAATCCGTATGATGCTTAACGAGGAAATCGCACGCGCAATCTTGATTGGTGACGGAAGAGATCCAGTTGATGAAGCTGACGACAAGATCGACGAAGAATGCATCAGACCGATCTGGAAGATGGAAGATCTGTTCACTGTTAAGGTTGCAGTTGATGTAGCAGCAGACGCTACAGCAGAAGATAAAGCTAAAGCGTTTATCAAAGCTTGCATCAAGTCTAGAAAAGAATACAAAGGTTCTGGAAACCCGGATATGTTTATGTCGGAAGATATGCTTACAGACTGCTTGCTTATCGAAGATTTGAACGGCCGCGTTATCTACGACTCTGTAGCTAAACTTGCAGCAACTCTTCGTGTAAGAGAAATCATTCCTGTTCCAGTTATGGAAGGTCTGTCAAGAACAGATGAGGAAGGTAACACATTTGAACTCGCTGCTATTTACGTAAACCTTAAGGATTACAACGTAGGTACAGATAAGGGTGGGGAAGTTAACTTCTTCGATGATTTCGATATCGACTACAACAAGCAGAAATACCTTATGGAAACACGTTGCTCTGGCACACTTGTTAAACCACAGTCAGCAGTTGTTGTTGAATTTAAAACTGCGCAAGCTTAATAATGTAAGCGCTTTCAAAAATCAAAATGGAGGATAATTATGGCTAAATGGCATGGTGTAGTCGGCTACGCTGACGGTTTTGTAGAAAACGAGCCAGGCGTTCACGAAGAACAAATCATCGAGCGTCAGTATTCTGGAGATTCTTATAAGAATAACCGTTTACTTCAGAGTTCTGGAGGCGTTAACGATAACGTTAATATAACAAATCAGATAAGCATTGTAGCCGACCCATATGCCACTTACCATATGTATGATATGCGGTATGTGACATTCCAGGGAAGAAAATGGAGGGTTACAAATGTCGGAGAACAATATCCTAGATTGATACTAACGTTAGGAGGTTTGTATACAAATGGCGAGTAGGCTAGAGCTACAATCAAAACTTGAAGAGTTATTAGACAATAAAAATGTGTATTACCAACCACCTAATAATTTAACAATGGGATATCCTGCTATCAGATATTCTCGAAACGATATCATTACCAACTATGCGGATGATATGAAATACAAAAATCTAACACGTTACGAGCTGATTGTCATTTCAAAGAAACCGGATCACCCGGTTATCGAACGATTACTAGAACTTCCTTATTGTTCCTACGATCGACACTACATTGCAGACAATCTTCATCATGACGTATTAACTATATATTATTAAAAGGAGGACCATAATTATGGCAAAACTTGTTTGGGATCAAACCGGCGAACGTTATTACGAAACTGGTGTGAAAATGGGTGTATTGTATCCACAAGATACTTCAGGAGCATATCCGAAAGGAGTCGCATGGAACGGTTTAACGGCTGTTACGGAAAGCCCTTCAGGAGCTGAAGCTACACCATTGTACGCTGACGACATTAAGTACTTGAACCTTATGTCTACAGAAGAATTTGGAGCAACCATTGAAGCTTATACATATCCAGATGAATTCGCAGAATGTGACGGATCGGCTTCAATCGCAACAGGAGTTATGATTGGACAACAGAAACGTAAAGCATTTGGTTTGTGTTACAGAACAGTTCTTGGTAACGATACAGAGAACAACGATTACGGCTACAAATTACACATCATCTACGGTGCTTTAGCAGCTCCTTCAGAGAAGGCTTATGCTACAATCAACGATAGTCCAGAAGCTATTACATTCTCTTGGGAAGTTACTACTACACCAGTTAATGTAACAGGTCAGAAACCTACAGCATCTGTGACAATTGATTCTACCAAAGCAGATCCTACTAAATTGGCGGCTTTGGAAGCAATTCTGTATGGCTCAGATAGTGGGGATGGACCGAGATTACCGTTGCCAGATGAAATCGCAACACTGATGGCAGAGGGTTAAAAATAACAACTAAATATTGATTTTAACAGAGACGTATTCAGGGATGAAGGGCTGGCGTCTCTGTTTTTTTTTATAACCAACATTAATATTCGTTATGACGAAAGGAGCAAATAACAATGATCAAACTTACAAGAACTTACACAGATTTTAATGACGTAGAAAGAACTGAGGACTTCTATTTCCATATGACAAAAGCAGAAGTTATGGAAATGGAGATGAGCACTAGTGGAGGTATGGCGGAAATGATTCAACGGATCGTGGCTGCTCAGGATGTTCCGGCAATTATCAAAGTATTCAAAGATTTGGTTTTACGGGCTTATGGACAGAAAAGCCCGGATGGTAAAAGATTTATCAAAAGCGCTGTATTAACAGAAGAATTCAGTCAAACCAATGCCTATTCAGATATCTTTATGGAATTGGCAACTGACGCTGATAAAGCAGCCGAATTCGTTAACGGAATTATGCCTGCTGATATTCAGAAATCCTTACCGAAGAGTGCTAATAAATAATATTGGAAAGTAAAGGAGAGACGAAGATATGTTACGTTTAGAAATTCCTCTAGGTCCAGAGGGTTATGACGAATCAACCGGAGAATTTGTTTCGGCAGAATCGTATGTATTGGATTTGGAACATTCTTTAGTCTCTCTTTCAAAATGGGAATCAAAATGGTGTAAACCGTTT